TTACCTTTAGCTTTTTCTAACTCTTTAGCAAACTTTTCGCTGCTAACAAGACCTTTGTATATACGTTCTACAGTTGCGTCATCTGTCTCACCAAGTAAACCTATACGCTCTCGTTCTACAGGTGTTGTTACACTGCCAGTAGATCCTTCTTCTGAACCCCATGACTTACGTGTTTTTGATAACTGTTGACGAGCTACTTGTGGATCTACTTCTGATAAGTGTGCTCCTTGGTGTGGTTGAGATATAGGTGCGTTTTTATCAGCTCTAAACTCTACTTCACCACGACGTAACTGAGCTACGCCAGCTTGTACTGTTTGATCTTTTATGCTTTTGTTTCTATCTTGTATCTGTTTAATAGCTTTGCTTCCGCCTTTTTTTAACGTGTATGCAATACCATCAAAAACTAGACCTATACCCATACCCTCTACGATGTTTTTTACTTTCATCATTACAGGGTGGTCAGTATCTCTAGTTGATAGTGGTGTATCAGCCCAACCGTACCTGTCACGCAATGCACCTAATGCGTTTTGTTCATCTGATTCTTTAGATACAAGGTCAGACACAGCTCCTACAGCTGCACCTCTAACTAGATTGCCTTTTGTTAGTGCAAGTAAACCAGCCGGTATTGAAACTAAACCAGTAGCCGCAGCTCCTTTAGCAGCAAGTACAGTTCCAGCAGCTAAACTACCAAAATGTACTAACCCGCGTAGTTGTTTACCCCACCATGTTTTTGTTTCTATAGGGTTATCGTATGCTCCAAAGGGTGTAAAGTCAGGAGTATATGTACCTGTTGTTTCTCTTTGACGTTGCATCTCTCCAGATAACGCATCTACTGTGCGTTCTGGAAAGGTAGCAATAGAAGATGCGGTATCTTGTAGTCCACCTGATAAGATCGACTGACCTTCTTTTATGAGTGCCTTAGCACCCCATGTAT